ACCGTGCCCAAGCTGGTGCGCACATTCGAGGATTATCGCGGCGGTGGCTTCGATGCACCCGTGGGCATCGACCTGGGCGGCGAAGCGATCGAATTCGAATGGAAGATCGGCGGGATGCTGGAAGCGGTCTATCGCCAGTTCGGCGCGGCTTCCATCAATGCCCTGCAGCTGCGCTTCGTCGGCTCCTATCAGGATGACAACACCGCCCAGACCAAGGCGGTGGATATCACCGTGCGCGGCCGCCATCAGGAAATCGACCCCGGCGGCGCGAAGGCAGGCGATGACACCGAACAGACGGTGAAGACCCGCTGCGCTTATTACAAGCTGATGATCGATGGCGAAACGATCATCGAGAAGGACGAATTGAACATGCTGTTCATCGTCAACGGCGTGGACATCCTTGCCGAGCATCGCGCCAATCTGGGTATCTGACGCAGTGTTTCAGCAAAAGTGGAGGCCGGTTTTGCGCCCGGAAACACTGCCAAATATCTGACCCGCTTCGGCCCGGCGTGCATCGAGCGGACGCGCCGGGCCGGGGACCAATCCGCTCACCCCCTGACCGAAAGGCAAAGACATGGCCGACACTTCCGCTCCCGAGACGCCGCCCCACGCCAAGGCGCGCAAGATATCCGATCCGATCACGCTGGCCGAGCCGATCGTGCGCGGACAGCAGACAATCGAAAGCATCCAGCTGCGCAAGCCCAAGGCGGGCGAGTTGCGCGGCCTTTCCATTCAGGAATTGATGAACGCCCGGACAAGCGCGGTTCTCGACCTTCTGCCGCGTATTACCATGCCGCCGATCACACAGGCCGAGGCCGACGACATTGAACCCGAAGACCTGGCCGCCTGTTCGGGGGCGATCATCGATTTTTTTCTGACGCCGGCGGACCGGAAGGCCGTGGAGAAAGTGTTGAACGCCTGATCGCGGACATCGCGATCATCTTCCATTGGCCGGCTCCCGATCTGCTGGAACTGGAGCTGGACGAACTGGTGCAGTGGCACCGCCTCGCGGTGGAGCGCTGGAACCACATTCATGAAGTGAAGAAGTGAACAAAAACCTTCGCCTTCTCGTCAGCTTCGCCGCATCCGATCGGCTTTCCGGCCCGCTCAAGAATATCGTGGGGCTGGGCCAGTCGGGCAGCGAGAAGCTGGCCGCGCTGAAGAAGGAAGCTCGGGGCGCCAACCGGGAACTGAAGGAACAGCGCGACAAGATTGCGCAGGCGGTCGCGGCGGGAGGCAAGCTGGGCGATCTGGTGGCCAAGGAGCGCGAACTTGCCGCCGCTGTTGACCGCACCAATTCCCGGCTGAAGGAACAGGAGCGGCTCAACCGCATCAAAGTCCAGGCCGATGCGATGAAGCGGACAGGCGCGGATATGCGCTCTTCCGGCACGGAAAACATCGTTACCGGCGTGGCCATGGCCGCCCCCATGGTGCTGGCCGCCAGGCAGGCGATGACGCTGGAAAGCGCCATGGCCGATGTGCGCAAGGTGGTGGAATTCGAGAACCCGCAGCAATTCGCCCAGATGAGCGAGGACATCACCGATATGTCCACGCGTATCCCGATGGCGGCGGAAGGGCTGGCGCAGATCGTGGCGGCCGCCGGCCGCGCGGGAGTGGCGCGAAAGGAATTGCTGACATTCGCGGAAGATGCCGCGCAAATGGGTATCGCCTTCGACACCACAGCGGAGGATGCCGGCGGGATGATGGCGAAGTGGCGCACCGCCTTCGGCCTGGGGCAAACCGATGTCCGCACCCTGGCCGATCAGATCAACGCATTGACCAACACCTATGGCGGCAATGTCGGGGCGGTGGCCGGCGTCACCACCCGGATCGGCGCGTTGGGCAAGGTGGCGGGTCTTGCCGCGCCGGAGATCGCGGCGATGGCCCAGCTGATGAATTCGGTAGGCGTGGAAGAAGAGATTGCCGCCACCGGCATCAAGAACACGATGCTGGCCATGACCAAAGGCGAAGCGGCGACCAAGGCCCAGCAGAAGGCTTTCGCGAAGCTGGGGCTGGACGCGAAAAACGTGGCGAACGCCATGCAGAAGGATGCCGGCGGCGCGATCATGGATTTGCTCGCGCGCATCAAAAAGCTGCCCGAGGCGCAGCAGGCCGCGACGCTTACCCAGCTGTTCGGATCGGAAAGCGTGGCGGCCATCGCCCCGATGCTGACCAACCTGGAACAATTGCAGAAGAACTTCACGCTGGTGGGCGACAAGTCCGCCTACGCGGGCAGCATGCAGAAGGAATATCTGGCCCGCATCGCCACCACGGAAGGCGCGTGGGGCCTGGCCAAGAACGCGCTGACCGCTGTCAACATCTCTCTGGGCAATATGCTGTTGCCCACCATCACCGCAGCTTCGCAAAAGATCGTCGTCATCGCCAATTCGGTGCGGGAATGGGCCAAGGAAAACCCCGGCCTCGCCAAGGGCCTGCTTATGGCGTGGGCGGGGGCGAGCGGCCTGGTCATCGGCCTGGGGGCGCTGAAAGTGGGGTTCGGCCTGCTGCTGGGGCCGTTCAGTTCCGTGTTCCGCCTTCTTTTGACCAACGGCCCGATGCTGATGCGCGTGTTCACCGGGATCCGCACGGCCGCGATGATCATGGGCAGCGGGTTGTTGAAAGCCGGAGCAATGATGTGGGCCAATCCCATCGTTTTAATCATCGCCGGGATCGTGGCCGCCGTCGCCTTCGCCGGGTACATGATCTACAAGCATTGGGACAAGATTTCGGCTGCGTTCAAGGCCGGGGTGGCCTGGGTTAAAGGGGCCATCGGCGGCCTGCCCGGATGGTTGAAAAATCTCGGCTCGATGATGATGGACGGGCTTCTGACGATGCTCAATCCTCTGCGGCTCGCCAATCGCATGATCGAGATCGCGAAAGCCGGCATCACCGCCTTCAAGAATTATTTCGGGATCAAATCCCCTTCCCGGCTGATGATGGGCATGGGGGGCTTCATCACCGATGGCCTCGCCGTTGGCATCGATCGCGGCAAGGGAACCGCGATCGGCGCGGCGAAGGCCATGGCGACGGGGGTGGCCGGGGCAAGCATGGTCAGCGCCGCAGCAGCAGCCAGCCCGGCATCCCAGGAAGGAAACGGACAGGCCAGCATGGCCGCTGCTGCCTATCTCGCGAAACCTGCATCGCCAGCGGGTATCGCACAGGCGGGAATGGCTTCCCGCCGGAGCGCGGCCCCCGCGACAACCACCATGCAATTCGGCCCGATCACGATCACGATCAATGCGCTTCCGGGGCAAAGCCCGCAGGACATTGCCGAAGCGGTGGCGGACACTCTGCGCAATCTCGATGGCCGCAAGGCCGCCGCCCATCGCTCCGCCTTTTCGGACGTATAGGAAATCGTCATGAAAAACATCGAACTGTTCAACGAATATGCCGCCGCCATCTTCGCCACTCTGTATGAGCGGTTCCCGGTCAAACAGAGCCTGGATGCACGGGAGATTTGCGGCCATCACACCGTTGATGATTTCGGCGGCGTGGTGGACGATTCGGGCCGCCCTTCCCGCGCATTCGACATTGCCCTGTCCACGGTGGAATGGCTGGGTGACAATGGCTTCATCGCTTTGGGCGACCGCCACAACTTCGGTTTCAGGGATGTTGTCCTGACGGCAAAGGGGCTGGAAACGCTCAATGCCAGGCCTGACAGCCTGGGCGGCAAGGAGAGTTTCGGCGAGCGCATCTTGCGGTTGCTTCGCGAAGGATCGATCGAAGTCGCGAAAGAGACAGGCAAGGCCGCCATCGCATATGGCACGAAGGCGATGCTCTGATGCTCATGGCCCTGGACATGTTCATCTTCGAAATCGGCACCCTGCCATATCAGGAGCTGCGCCAGAAATTCGAATGGCGGTTTGGCGAGAGCGAGCGGTTCCGCGCGCGCCCGGCCAGCCAGTTCCTTGGCGTGGGCGCTGAAACGGTGGAGCTGGCAGGCGCGCTCTATCCCGGTGATGGTATCGGCGCTTATTCCTCGATCGACACGATCCGCGATATGGCCGGGCGTGGCGAAGCCTACACCATGACAGCGGGCACCGGCCTGGTGCTGGGAGAATTCACCATCCGCAGCATGGATGTGGGGCAAAGCCTGTTCTTCGTGGACGGTGCCCCGCGCAAGAGCGATTTCAACCTGTCGCTGGCGCGGGTCGATGGCTGAAAGCTTCACCCTTCCCCATGCCACCTGGCTAGTGATGCTGGACGGCGAAAACCTTACCGACAAGATCAATCCCCGGCTGATTTCCGCCAGCATCACGCAAAAGCGGGAAGACGAAGCCGATCAGCTTGATATCACCCTGCATGATGCAGATGGCGCGTTCGATATTCCCAGGCCGGGGAAATTGCTGAAAGTATCCATGGGCTGGGAACGCGGCAGCGGCCTGCCGCTGGGGCTGGTGGAACTGGGCACCTTCAAGGTGGACGAAGCCAAATGGGGCGGCCCGCCCGACAAGATCACGATCCGCGCACGCAGCGCGGACTTCACTGATGCCTTCCGCATCCGCAAGGAACGCAGCTTCGTGGGCAAGACCGTCTCGGCCGTGCTGGGCGCGGTGGCGGCCGACAATGGCCTTACGCCCGCGATCGATGCCGGCCTGGGCGCGAAGACGATTCCCGCGCTGGGGCCGGGCGCGAAGAGCGACGCCGCCCTGTTGCGCGCACTCGGTAAGCGCTTCGATGCCGTGGCCACCGTGAAGAACGGATCGCTGATCTTCACGCCGATCGGCAGCGGCAAGGCCCCCGGCGGCGGTGCCCTGCCCGGCGAAACCATCGACCGCGAGGCCACCAGCAGCGTGGATTACGAGCGGGTTGAGCGCGAGAATTACGGCGGCGTGGTGGCCGTGTGGCATGACAAGAAGAGTGGCGCGCGCAAGCAGGTGCAGGCGGGCGGCAGCGCGGACACGGAAAGCAAGCCCAAGCGCATCCGCAAGGTCTTCGCCAACGAGGCGGACGCGCGCCAGCATGCCGAGGCGGAAGATACCCGCATTTCCCGCACCAAGGCCAGGATCACGATCGATCTGGCGCTTGGCAGGCCGGACCTCTATCCCGAACGGCCGATCACGCTCACCGGCTTCAAGCCGGAAGTGGACGAACGGAAATGGATCGTGGCGGAAACCAGCCACACCATGGACGGGCGTGGCGGATTGAAAAGCAAGCTGACGCTTGAGGCGATAAGCTGATTCCGCCTGCCAGGCCGCGCGCAACCAATACACATTTATTTGCACATTTTTCTTGACGCATTTCCCATCAGTGTGTATTTATGTGTGCATGGAACGGGATAGCAAAAAGATCGTCAAGCGCCTCAAGGAGGATGGGTTCGAACTGATCGCGGTCAAAGGATCGCATCACAAGTTCCGCAAGGGCGACAAGACGGTGATTGTCCCGCACCCGAAGAAAGACCTGCCGATGGGCACCGCCCGCAGCATAGCAAGGATGGCGGGGTGGCTCTGACCACCCCCTGAAGGAAAGAAAGCCATGAAATATTATTACGCAATCGTGCATAAGGAACCGGACAGCGCCTATGGCGTGGAATTTCCCGATTTGCCGGGCTGCTTTTCGGCGGCCGATACGATGGAGGAGGTTCTGCCCAACGCCTGCGAGGCGCTGGAACTGTGGTTCGATGACCAGAAGGAAACCGCCCCCCGCCGGCTCGATGAAATTCAGGATATGGCCAGGGATCAGCTCGCGGACGGCGCTTTCGTGATCGCGGTTCCACGCATCATCAACGATCATCGGGTGTCGCGGATCAACATTTCGGTGGAACGCGGCATTCTCGACGCGATCGACAAGGCAGCGGCCGAACGCCACCTGACCCGCAGCGCGTTCATTGCCCAGGCAGCACGCAACGAGATCGAGAGACGGCATTAAAAAGGGCGGCACGCTGGCCGCCCTTTCCATCCACTTCGCTATGCTCAGCGTCTCAGCAAGCCCCCGCCTGCTTTGCTCCGTAAGACGCCTGCTCTGCGGTATATTTGTCACCTGCGCTCGATGACAGTTGTTCAATGAGGCCCTTGCAGGAGAACCCGGAAAGATCGAGGTAGCTTTTCGCCGACCGGGCAGCCTGTTCATTCCAATCCACGCTCAAGCTATCCACCGCTGCCGTGGCATCAGCGACATCATAGCCATCGCCGACATCCGATGAAAGCTGCTGGATCAGTCCTTCGCGCGAGAACCCAGACATCGAAAGATACTGCTTCGCTGACCTGGCGGCATTCTTTTGCGGCCCGGTCAGACTATCCCCGGCTTCATCCGCGATATCTGGCGCCTCATTGCCCGACGCCGATATCGGCGCAGACCCGGCATTCTCATCACCCTCGATAATCGCCCCGAGCACGATAAGGCCAAAGATGACGGCTGCGATAATGCCGCCGATCTTGACGCAGCCCATTTTCTTCTCAGGCTGCCCGCTTTCAGTGCTGTCAGTTACCACTTTTCCCCCTTCCAGTTGTTGCACCCGTGATCAGGGGTAACGAGGAAGGCACTGACCGCCAATAATATTTACTCGGATTTGGAGAAATTCAGACCTTCCGCACTACCGCCACTACGCGGCCGATAATGGTCAATTCGCCATCATAGGCGACTTCTTCCGGCACATCCGGAGCGGAGGAAAGCATACGCATGCCGGTGCCATCCGCAGTCGGCCGCAGGCGCTTGATCGCCCCCAGCCCGCCATATTCAATCGCCCAGAGCTTATCGATAAAGCGCGGTGTCCGGTCGAAAGTATCGATCAGCACCACATCGGCATCCTGAATTGTCGGCGTCATGGAATCGCCCACGCCGGTTCCCCAGAACAGATGTTCGAAGGGCGAGTTGGTGAAGTTGCGGATCCATGAGCGGGAGAACACCCGCTTGCGGCCAGTGACCGGCGTGTCGTGAATGAAGGAAGCCCCCAGCCCATAGGACACGTTGAATTCGTCCAGTTCCACGGTGTCGTCGTCTTTGCGCTGAATTTCGCGGCCTTGGTGCCGCTCGCTTACAGCACCGAGGGTCGGATCGGCCGTTTCACCTAACAGATACTCTGGCGATGTTCCCAACTCGCGCGCGATTGCGACCAGGTGCTTCGATCCCTGCGAATCCCCGGAAACCAGCTTCCAGATTGTAGCCTGGCTTACGCCGACA